AGAGATTAATAATTAATAATAACTGTATATGGACAACAAAGAGAAACGGAAGCCGGGCCGACAAAGGGAGGGCAATGAAAAGATAGCTGTGAATGTGAATATTGATGTGGATTTAGCCCACGCCACAGTCAAGATAAACAGATCGTTTCTGATAAATAAGCTACTCAGAGCATGGTTTAACCGTCAAAAAGAAAAAGAGAATGGCAAAGGGCAAGCGTAGGAAATATCCCATAAAGGCGGCTGACTTACTGGCCGCTGGATACATTTACAAGCTGGATCATTTGAGCCAACAAGAGTCTGATGAATGGCGGCATGGCGTGAAGAAAATAATAAACGGCAGGGAAGTAAGAGTAGATTCACAGGATTATGACTACTTCTATAAGAGCCTGCATGTGCCTGGCGAATCGGAGAATTGCATTGTTAAGATACATCATGTGAATAAGGACTTTTATTTCGAAGGCGTAAAGCTCAGGAATAAGTCACAATTCGCTGACGTGGAGAAAATAGCCCTGGAAAGGTTTAAATATCGAAAATTGGATGCACAGGTGAAAGACACTAAGCCTATAGATATACAAATGCATCTGGCGTCAACAAATTCAGACGGCACACACAATTTTAGATGCACCGAACCCGTGCCCACTGCAAAGATGCCACATATCATTACCCTTAAAGGAGGGCCGCTTGATGGGTATCAATTCGCATGGAATATCACATTGCCTTTCTTTATGACGCAATACCAGGAGACTGATTTTGATAGTACCGGTAAGCCAATAGGATATAGTACCACCGCAGTGCGATACAGGCGGGACAAAGAAAACAAAACATTGTATCACCACGACCCAACATTTGCAATATGAACAAGGTTAGATTTATACCCGGGAAGGGATTCATCATATTTGATAGAAATGATAAAGAAATCGACATTTCAGCACATCGTGTATTGGTGGATGATAGATGGGACGAAAACATAAATGAACATCTATCTGGAAATCCTAAATTAGAGAATTATTCATCAGAGGATGAATGGATACAGGCGCTAAATGCACATCACGAAGAAAACTATAAAAATAAGGTGTTTTCTGTTGTTGATGTTACAATAAAGATGCGTTGCCTATTCTTAACCGATAAACCAGAATAACATGGGATACGTACCAATTTTGCCGCCTTATGACAGGCCGCGCTTATCATGGCGCAAACGGATTGAATATTTCTTCTTCCCTGGCCGCAGAAAGGCTGAACAGGCACTAGAACATTTTATGAACCAATTTGAAAGTACCTTAAGCCGCATGCCATCAGGTAGCGGTCCAGTTGTTTCGCGAGATTATGATGAACGCAGGGATGAAAGATTAGACGGTTACGCGGAACTGTCAAACCCAATGTGGGACTTCCTTAATCAGCCTGATTTCGGGTCGCCATCTGATAATTCATATCCCGATGCCAGCGGAGGCGGGTTTGATGGATTTGGCGGTGGTGATGGAGGTGGAGGCGGAGCTACAGGATCATGGGAATAAAAACAAAATATATGACAAAAGAGTTAGATTCATTCAGGGTACTTGCCAAAGACGCCATAGGCTATTTTGTTGGCAGAGAAAAAGCGGTTTCTGAGGGATTATTGGAACTATCTGGGCAGTTGAGGATGGAGGCGGAAGCCTTAACTCACCTATATGATGAAATGCACAATTTTGGCGAATACGTCAAAAAACGTATTGAGACGCTCAATAAGCAACTAGACGCAATAGCATTAGTTAGCTAAATGAATAGCCCCCTGGTAGAAATCAGGGGGCTTTTTTTAAAGTACTAAGGTAAATCACTATCCAGCGGCAATTTACTAAATTATTTGGCTGTTAGAAATATTTTATATATTTGTATTAGGTAAGCACTATCCGCAAACAGGCGGATATGGAGTTATATAATAAAAAACTTAATACATCAATTGATTTCAGCGTTAAGGACGTGGACACAACGGGTCGCGTCCTTTCTCTGTATTGGGCCGCCTTCGATAATAAGGACCGCGACGGCGATGTGATTGTAAAGGGTGCCTTTAAAAAGAGCGTTGCTGAGCAGGGACCGAAAGGCCTGGGGGAGCAATGGTTTATTAAATTCCACAACCCGGATCTCCCGATAGCAACCCCATTTGAGTTGGAGGAAGATAGCTATGGTTTGTTAGCCCGTATAAAAATGTCCGCAGATACCGCAATCCAAGATGACACCCTAAAGTTCTACAGGGATGGTCATTTCAAGCATCAGTCTATAGGTTACCAGAAAGTTAAGTCACAGAAAATGTCTGATTACAATGAACTAAGGGAACTTAAGTTGTATGAAGGCAGTGTAGTATTATGGGCCGCAAATCCGAATGCAAAGTTTGTGGACATAAAGGGCTTCAAGTCCCCCAAAGACATTAGCAAAGAATTAGAGCTAACGATAAAGGGCCTACGAAATGGCGATTACTCCGATCAGGGATTCGCTACTCTTGAAATAAAATTACGTCAGCTATTGCAAGCTGCCGCCGATCTGTCTGGCACTCCTGCCGCCGAAGAGGCACCGGAGCCGCAATATGAAGAAAAGGGGGCTGATTATAGCGAGTTGATCACGGAACTAAAATCAATTTCCAACACTTACAATTATTAATTATGCTGAGAAAATATTTGCGCTTTCAGTACGATGCCACGGCGGGCAATGATGGCGGCGGCGGGATCGCCGAAGTAATGAAAGAAGTTAAAGGGCTGAAAATGGAGGCCGAAAAGGCTAATGAAGCGCTCAAAAAGGCAACTGCCGATAATGAGCTGCTTAAGAAGGCTAACGAGGAATGGAACAAGAAGCTGGAAGATGTGAAGGCTGAAGCCAAAGCGGAAGTGAAGACGGTTAACGAGTATGTTGCCAAACTGGAGGACGACCTGAAGGCTAAGAAGATCAGCCCAGCCCAGGCGATGAAATTTGTCGACCTGTTAGGTAAAGCCATTGAAGACAACTGGCAGGAGATCCAGAAATACAAGAGTGCGCAGAAGGGCCGCAGACTGACAATCCCTATTGTTCCGGAGGACGCGAAAGCAGCAGCCGACATGGGGATCACCGGCAACGTCCAGGATGCAGGCGCTTATTTCACTACCGTACAGGTAGGTATTCGCGCATTGCCTAACCGGAAAATCCACATGAGAGACATTATTCCCCTGGGCACCATGTCCACAAGCTCCCTGACATATATGAGGGAAACAGGGGGTGAGGGCGATTTGGATACCGTACTGGAGAATGGCGACAAACCACAGCTTGACCGGGATTTCATAGAGATTACTGTACCGGCTGAATATATTGCAGGCTGGCTCCGTGTATCTCGCAAGATGCTGGATGATATGGCCGCATTCCGGTCATATCTCCAGATGCGCCTGATGGAAATGTACCTGAAGGTTGAGGATAGACAGGTACTGAATGGCAATGGTACATCGCCAAACCTGGAAGGTCTGCTGACTGTGGCTACCGCTGCAGATACCACAACCGGTCCAAACATCGAGCGCCTTATCCTGGCTATCAGTCAGCTGGAGAGCTCTGATTACACCGCTACAGGTATTGTGATTCATGTTGCTGCCTACTACAATATAGCCCTGAATAAGGCTTCTGGCAGTGGCGAATATGATCAGCCGGGCATTGTGGTAATTCAGAATGGCCAGCTATTCGTGGCCGGTGTTCCTGTCTATAAGACCACAGCTATGCCGGTGTCCACCTATCTTGTAGGTGATTTCACATTGGGCTGTCAGTTGTTTATACGCGAACAGCCCTCTGTTGAATTCTTCGACCAGGATGCAAACAACGTGACCACAAACAAGATCACCGTACGTATTGAAGGTCGGGTAGCACTAGCCATTTATCGTGCAGAGGCCTTTGTAAAAGGTACATTTGAGGGGGTAACAACCTAATTGATCCATATCCAATGAATAGGGGCGGCTAACCAGGGCCGTCCCTTATCAAAACATATTACATGATTAGGAGTATAGATAATTGCCCATTACCCACCAATACAGCTTACAATATCTCATTGTCGGATATAGAGCCAGTAACTGAACCGGTTAGCCTAGAAACGGCTAAAAAGTGGCTTAGAATGGAATCTATAGGTGATGATAATGGCTTAATAACAGAGCTTGTTACAGAAGCCCGTATGTGGATTGAGCGATATTGCGCCTTATCTATAATCCCCAAAACAATTTCATGCACAATAAATCTACATGCTAATGGTAGCGTAGAATTGCCATATGGCCCGATTGATCTTGCCTCAATAGTTGTTAAAGACGTAAACGACAATATTTTGACCACGGGGTTTACGTTAATAGGGATCGATGGCTCTTTTATAAGCATAAAAGGGCATGGTATATTCTCGGTGTCGTATGAGTCAGTGCCAGCTACTATATCAGTTTTGAATGGCGCGATCAAGTCCTATATTGCATACGCCTATGAACACAGGGGAGATGCGTTGCAGGACGAAGGTAATTCGGAATTTGCCAGGGAAGCAAAGCGCAAGGCGTATCCATTCATGAGACAAGTATTTATCTGATGATAGGGGCAATGCGAGATAGGATTTTGATAAAGGGGCCGGTTGATATACCGGCAGCTGGAGCCGGTGCGGATACTGTATGGATTCTGGTTATTGAAGATTGGTGCCAGGCGGTGCCAATATCAAGCGATAAGCGACTCATAAACAGTCAGCAACAGCTGCAGGATGGATACACCTTTACAGTGAGGTACAGAAGCGCCCCGCAGCCAAATAAAAGCATGCTCATTGAGTATAATGGAGCTGATTATTCAATAGAAGGCATAGAGCAGATAATGAATAATAGGCAGCGCTTTTGGCGCATCACAGCCACTACAAACGGAGATTCGGTTCAAGCAATAACAACAACGTAACATGTCTATAGGATTGAAAATAGAGGGATTAGATAAGCTGCTCAGGCGTGTTGAGAAGATGGACATTGCTGTGCGACAGGAGGTAAACAATGAAATGATGGCCGGTGCGCATGAGATGAATAATGAGGCGGTTTTGAATATTCGCAAGAATGGAAGCATAGGGTTCAGCGGTGGGCTTATAAGAGATCAGCAGGTGGCTAAAATTGGCCCCCGTTCTTATGAGGTAAGGAATAGCGCCCCCTATGCCCCCTTTGTTGAATTTGGTACCGGATTGCGGGCATCTCCACCGGCTGAATGGGCTGCATATGCAATGACATTTAAGGGCACCCGTATTCCGGGGCCCGGGGGAGATTTCTTTGAAAGAATAGTCCTTTGGGTGAGGGCCAAAGGACTATCCGGCACGTATTCAATAAAGACAAGGCGCAGGACTGGTACCAATAAGGTTAGACAGGCAGAGCAGGACTTTGAGGTGGCCTTTCTTATTTACCTGAGTATCCTAAAGAACGGTGCATACGCGCACCCCTTCCAATATCCTGCATTTAAGAAGGTGGGGCCTAAAATACTGGAGAATGTAAAAAGGGTAATACGCAGATCAGTTAAGTCATGAGAAATCCGGCACAGGACATACAGAATGCTGTAGCAATAGCCCTTTCTGGGATAACATATGAAGGGCAACCGGTGGAGATATACGACCAATTGGCCGCAGATGATGCCGGGTTTTATAGGATCGTATTGCTGGATGTAACCGGCGGCGGTGAAAGGTTTAGTAAATGTGGTTTTGGTGGCGATTGGTCACAGATAATAAAGGTATCAAAGGCGTGGCCCAATGGGGCAAGAGTGAAAAAAGAAGGTCTTAATTTCATAGCAGATGAGATCCTACAGCGGCTTGTATCTGA